GCACATCTTTGAAGACGGTTCAAAGCGACCTATGCGAATTAAAGTCTTTCCGTACCATTCACACTTGTATTCAAGCATGGAGAAGAAAGTAGACCAACCAACAGAACCTATTGAACGTGCAAGCTTGTGATTTTTCATCATGCCGTCAATGTTCAAGTCCTCTATGATTATCGCTTGGTTTTCGCGAACGAGCTTTGTACTTACTTTGTGTAAGAAGTCTGTCCGTTGGTTGGTTACTTTCTCGTATTGTCTTGCTAACTGCTTTCTAAGTCTTTCATGTCTGTTTCCTCCCTTCTTGGATTTACTGAAACGCTTTTGGATTATCTTCAATCGGTCAGTAGCTTTTTCAAGATATTTAGGGTTTTGAAATACGTCCCCATTGGAACATACTGCAAAGTCCTTTATTCCCACATCTATGCCGATTGTACCCTCATAAGTTATTGGTTCTTTAGATGGAATTTCTTTCCCATCCTCAACAAATACACTGACATAGTATTTATCTGTCTTGGTTTTAGATACCGTGACAGACCTTACATCTCCTTCAAACTTTCTATTCTCAGATAGCTTCACCCATCCAATTTTAGGAAGTTTAATCCGGTTGTTATCCAAGTCTACTTCTACAGAGTTGATAGCCTTATATGCTGCTCTGCTCTTATGTTTGGACTTGAATTTAGGAAACCCTTTCTTCTCACGAAAGAATCTTGTAAATGCACTATCTAAATTTCTGATTGACTGCTGTAAGCATTCGTTGCTTACTTCTTTCAGCCATTCCATGCCTTCCTCTTTCTTCAAGTCAGTAAGCATCTTACATAGGTCAACCGCATTTATTCGCTTCCCTTCGCTCTGATAGGCTTCTATCCGTTTTGCCAAAGCCCAATTATAGATAAAGCGTACGCTTCCAAAGGACTTCTCAAAGAATATCCTCTGCTCCTTAGTAGGCTTCAATCTATATTTATAGGCTTTCAACATGTTATGCGTCTTTAGTTCAGTACAAAGATAAGATATTATAAACTAAAAAGCAAATGTTTTACTTTATTTAAGTGTTCTAATAAACTGTTGAACACCTAAGAATAGGATAACGAGAATGACTGCTATGTTAGTGTAGCAGATAGTCAGAAATGCGGAGTTCGATGTGAATAAGACATCATTGAAGTTTCTTTGGACGCAAAGAATTAAAAGGTAAACAATGCCAATTTGATGCCTCCAACAAAATCTTAATGAAATACTAAGAATGAGTAAGAATAGAGAAGTAATGAATGAGATTTGAATATACTCTGCAATAGTAAATGATAAAGGAGTATAAAGACAGTAATATCCATCATAGTCTTGGTAGACTACTTTAAAGTTTCTCAATATAATCAATGAGAACAATTAATAAGAATACTGTAGTAGCAATTTTAGTTACTTGAACTAATATTCTTCTTAATATAGGATATAAACTATTCATTACTTTCTCTTTATTTTGACAACAACTGTATCGTTCCGTATAGAATCATTCTTTTCTCTAAACTTAATATCCCCAACTGGTGTTTCATTATGACGTGGTTCAATAATAATGTCTGGGTTTTCTATAGTCGGAGATGGCTTAACCGTATCTTTCTCAAATTTAACTTTGAACCGTACATCGCCAACATTGCTCTCGTGACGTCTTGGATGTTTCAAAATCTTAGGATTTGTGATAACTGGCATCTTTCTCTTCGTAGTGTCAGACGGAATACTATCGTTCTTCGTCTTCACATTCACTTTTAACTTCACCATCTTCTATTTTTATTAAGTGACCTTTTTTATTTCCATAGGCAAAGTGACGGGCTTCGACCTTATTATTAGCTATCATATAATAGACAGCCGAAGTAGTCTTGCCAATTCTCCTTGCGTATTCTTTTACACTTATCCACTTTTCCATAATGGTTCTTACTTTTGTCCCGTACTACCATATCCGTTAGCTCCTCTATCGGTATCAGAAAGCTCTTCCACTTCCTCCCATTCGATTGGTAAGGTAATGCCTATCTTAGCTTGGACTATTCTTTCCCCTACTTCGTACTTTGGCATGGAGGGCATAACATGATAAAATACAGCTGACATCTCACCACGGTAAAGTTCATCAATAGTTCCCTCACAGTTGGATAAGACCATACCAGTTTTCCATACGCTGCTTCTCGGTCTAAGGTCAAGCGACAAATGAAAAGGGCACTTGGATAAATCTATATCCGTGTTCAATCCCATATCTATAGTAGAACCTTTCAATATAGTTTCCCAATCTCTTTCCATTTCTATCGCAATGCCTAATCCATACTTATAAACGTTAGGTGCAATTTCCTCGCATGAAGTAGCGTATAAGTCCCAGCAAAAGTCAGATGGGTATTTCTTGAAAGGTGAAGGTACTGATTTATCCAGCTTCTTAAATTTTATCTTCATTGCAAAATTGGTTTTGATTACAGTGACAAAAGTAGCTGAAATTTTGGAAAGTTCCAAAAAATCGGGTTCGTAATTATGTTAAAAGAAAGAGAGAAAGCACAATTGTTACTCTCTCCCTTTCGACTTAAAATAAACGAGATTATAAACTACAAGTTCACAATATCCACATAGTTAGATTCAACAACTCGTTCGATTCTCCAATCAGCCATTGAAGCGGACATAGCTTCTTTGACAGTGTTTGTTGCCTCTTCTGTTGTATCAGCTTCAACAATCAACATGCAAGGTGTCTTCTTCTCGTCACCATCGTCATTCAGAGTAATGTAGTTGAGCTTTACCATAAACAGCTTCTTGTCCTCCTTGTCCTTATCTCCCAAAAATTCTTGGAAGTTCGTCCGTCCAACTGCAAGAACTGAAAACTCTTCTGCTTGGTAGATAGACAGTTCTTCATTCATCAGCTTTTCGCATTCCGTGCAACTCATAGCGTTTACAAGATACTTTTCTGTTACTCTCTTTTGCTTGCCTCTTTCGTTGATTTTAACGTAAGAAACTTTTGCTTCCATTAATTGTACTAACATGATTAATTCTTTTAATTGATTAAAAACTAAAGTTATTTATTCCTACCCACCCGACTACTCTGAATCGGCAGATAGTGCTTATTATTTTGCTACTATATTCCGGTGAATACATGAACCAATTACCTAATAGATATTCCCCGTGAAAAATCATATTATTTTCGCAGAGGAATAGAACTTCTTCGCCTTCTTTCGGTAAATACTGCTCTATTTTCGTAAATTCGATTTTATTTTCCATTTTAAAAGGGTAATTCCTGCAATTCGTTACCAAACGGTAATTGATTGCTCATATTGTCATATATGTCTTGTAAGTCAGAAACATCAGATTCGGGTGTCGGTTCAAATGTCAACTGCGCTGGTTGCTCCTGCCAGCCATAAACAATGTTCTCTGATATTTCGTTCTTTAGTCTACGGGATTCGACTTCGTAGTACATGCCTACTAATAAATCTATCACTCCCATACTTCGGTTCTTGCAGACTTCAATTACAGAGTTATATTTTAGATATGGGAGAACTTTGTCCTTTCCGAAAAACTCTCCTGCTCTCTGCTCAAAGTCTTTTCCTATTCGATGTATAATGATAACTGAATCTGCAAGGTTTGTTAAGTCTGCTGTGCCGGATATACTTTCTTTCCGTAAGAAACCGCCTTCTTTTCTTGGGTGACAGACGAGGATAACATGTATATTCTTTGCTTTGGCGTATTCCTTTAAGTCATTTATAAACCTTGTCTGCTGTGTGTACTTATCTCCGTCATAGCTATCAATCTGCAATGCCATTAAGTTATCAAGCACAACAAGCTGTGTCCCTTCATTCTCCACAAGTGTTTTTATGTCTGCAAACAGTTGTTGCCATTTACTTCCATAGTTGTTATTATAGAGAAACAGCTTACCTTCCAGCCATTTGTTGATTTGGTTAGATATGTTCTTTGGGGCATAGTAATAGTTTTCATAGCCCTCTTTTTTGCATACATAATTCTTGCCAGCCGCTATTTGGTCTATCCAGCTTTGAAAGCGAAAATCCTGCAATTCTCCCGACCAAATCCCGACCTTGTAACCACGCTGTACAGCATTTAGAACAACACAATCTATCCAAGAAGACTTGCCGCTATTCCCAGTAATGTTTATTCTACCTTCTCTTCTTAAAACAAGCATCCCACTTGGAACAGAAAAACAATACTTATAACCATCTTTTGTTTTATAAATAGGAAATTCTTTTTTAGGATTATTACTTGCAAATATAGAAACCATATTCCTTTTAGTAATTGTTAGACTATAACAAATATTCTTATAATGTTTCTGTCCTAATCTATCATCAATAGAAATGGTTGAACGATAACCACAACATGCAAAACAAAATTGAATAAAATCAATAGTTTTTTTACTAATTGATGAAAAATTCTTTCTTTTTGGAGTAATATACCCATCCCAATTAAGAATTTCATCACATATTATAGCCATCTGTTCTTTGTTACAATCATACCAAAAGTTTGAAAATTCCTTTTCTATTCTCGGAGCTTTAACGAGATAAGAATTATAGCCTAAATCTTTAGGATTCCATTGATGTTTATCAATCGGCATATTTAGTTTGCCTAATATCCATTCTAATCTCTGTTTTTTTCTTTCTTTTTTTAGATTTATCCTACAAGTAGATTTATCCTTATATAAATTACAGAAATGCCCATCACAAATTATAGCACACATTAATCTTATCTCAAATTCAGATAATGGAATGCCTTTACCCGAATAATTAAAAGTAGTATAAAACTTGCCTATAAATCCATGCTTAGACCCAGCATGTTGTTCTTTCAATTCAGCAAAAGTCTTTATAGCTAAATTTTTTTTGGATGTTTGATAAACAATTCTGTGTTCATCACTAACACATTGGTTTACTCCATATTTGGACTTTATTAGAGATAGATAATCACATTGTTTTTTAATATAGTCTGTTGGATAAACTAATTCTGCGCTTCCATCTTTATTATATTGTAGAACTTTATCCCCATAACTATAATCAGATATTTTCTTCCATTCTGTACCATTAAAATATTCTGTATCACAATCTACACAACCAGACAAACCAGACAATACCGTAACATCTCCCATCAGTAGACCGATGATTTTTTTGTCAAGTTCTTTATATCCCGTAGGAATAGCTACCAACTTACTCATATCCACATACTGTACATCAGTCATAGCCAGCCACTTCTTTCCCTTTGCAGAATCCTCCTTCTTTGGTACAAACGGTTCTTTCTTTTGGGAAGAGTAGTATTGCATCTTATGCTCGTGCCTTTGATATTCCTTGTGGTCGTAAGCATCTGGTTCAAACTTCAACCGAAAGTCTTTCCATGTATATTGAGAACAACTTGAATGCAGACACTTAAAACCAAGTCCTCCATTAGACATCTCAAAGATTGCTGAATCCGGAGCGCGGTGTGAACTATTGAATGGGCATTCGTCAAGTATATACTTTGTGAATGATGATGTCCTTACAATGTTTCTCACTGCAATGTGGTGTTTGTTCAGAAATGCTTCTAAGTCAAACTTCTCATTGCTGTAGTAGTTGCTTTTGCTTGGTTGTTCCGGCTTCGGGAGCATGGCGGCAACTTTGGCAAAGTATTCGTTTGGAGTTATTTTAACTTCATCTGGTATTCTTAGTATCTTACTTTCCCTTTGAGGACGCTTCTTGGTATTACTTCCCTTTCGGCTGAATGTTCCATAAAGTTTGCATACCCGGCTTGCATTATGTGTAGTACAATCTATTTCCACATTCGGATTAGAGAATAGCATATCAAGAACTTGCAGGAACTCTTTGCAGATTGTAGTATTCTCATTGCTATTCTTCATGGCTATTTTGTACAGTAGATGGAAACCATTACCACTATCGCATACTACTGGTTTTTCAAAGCCTTCATCCCGTAGGAACTTAAATACATTGTTGACTACTTCTTTCGCCATCTCCTTCTCTTCATCAGTTGAGTTTGTGTCTGATGGCTTCTTAGTATCTATGTCTATCAATATCCAATCTCTTCCAACAATGTCATTGTCAGAAGTAGTTGACTTTGGTTTGGTAACAATCCTATCATGCTGCTCTCTGTCATAACATGCTGGATTGATAGCGTTCAATGTGAAGTAGATGTTACAGTTATCGTACTTCCTAATTTCGTTGAGCAGGGTATCAACATCAGTAAAGTAGCCGGAATAGGTTCTTTTATAAGCATTGTCTACTATACGAACTTCAACCAACTCTTCACCCGATTTGAAGGTATCATACCATTGTCTAATAGTTATCTCATTCATTGTCATAACTGTTATAAGCTGTTTCTGATATTTCTTGCCAAGAACGAATGATTACATCATTTGCTTTTAATTGTTCCTTAATGACATCAGCAGCTTTATATGGGTTAAAATCTTGATTAGATTTCATATTCACTGTAGCAATATTATATTTTTCATTTTCTTTCTTTTGATGAGCAAAAATTACATAGTAATACTTCATCGCATTACGCTCATTGAATAGGTCCACAATGGTATCAATGGCTTCACTTAATAATGCAGGCGTAATCATTTCGCCTTCTCCTCCTTTTCGCCATATGTTGTGCTCATAGAGGATTTTTATAGCTTTTTCTTCTGTCATAGTAGTTCCTCCCTTAGTTTATCCAATAGTTCTTTAATCAATACTATCAATGGCACTTATTTTCAAGTCTACAAAGTTGTATTCTTGATGGTGTTGCCACTACACCTCTATCAGCTATTTGCCAAAGGCGTTCACCGACTACTTTTCTTAAAATTCCTATCGCTCCGTTTAGGTCAGCGTTTATCAGTTTGCCCGATGCGCTACGGAATAGACCTCTCTTTATGCGCTTTCCCATATAGTTCTCGTGGTGGCACATGGCTTCGTCTGAATAGTGGTCGGTCTTGGAAGTATAGCTCTCTTCCGTAACTATGACCTTAATCCCGACTTCCTCGCACTTGTACTGTATCATGGAGATTAGCTTCTCAAAGGGAATACTCACAAAATTCTGATTGTTCACCTTACCCATGTTACAGTTCTGCTTCCAATCTTTGTTGTTTCCTATCACAATATTCCCAATGTGGTTATCCTTGCAATAGTTGACTATGAATCTTGAAGCTTTGTGCATATAGTCGTGTATTTTACAGTTCCTCTTTAGAGTTAACCTTCCGATACGTCTGCTCATTCCTCTGCTACCTATCAAACTCATTAGGAAAGCCCTGCGCTTATTAAAGAATTGGTTCATGGACTTTAGCGGTCTGCCATTAATGACAAAACAACGGTTGCGTTGTGGGTCAAATGATGTGGCAAGATTGTCAAGTCCTAAGTCAATACTTAAATAAGCCGTATCGTCCAGTTCGGTGGCTTCTTCTTTCTCTTTTTCATAAACTACTTCTATTATGTGGCAACTGCACTGTGGGATTATCCTCACTTGGCACAAGTTATCCACTTTGGTTCTTATTGGTTCTATCCCGGCACGTTTCGGGAAATGGATATATCCATCCTTCAACTTACACTGCTGGTTGGTAAATACCACGATGTTGCGTCCCTTTGTCTTGTGCTTGTACTTGGGAAGCTTGGGACGGGCTTTCAGTTTGTCCTTCACCTTGCAGAGTTTAAAGAATCCCTTCCAGTTCTTGAAAAGTATCTTTATAATCTGCTGGCTTGTCTGTGAAGGTAAGGCTATATAGTCCGCTTGTTTATCTTTAGCAAGTACAGATTCAATTTCATATTCCGACAAAAGCTTCTTGTTCTGCGTAAACTCTTGTCTAATAAGATAGTTTACGTAGTTGTACAAGTTCTTGGATAGGAAGCAAAGTTCATCCAATCGCTTGTTGCCTATTGCTATATGTCGCTCTACTCGCTGCATGTACAAAGATAAACATTTAAGTGTCACATTCTATATAATAGCCTCCGATTTTTATTTCTTGTATCATAATCATATAAGTTTTAAACTTTCTCTAATTCCTGCTTCAAGTGCTTCCTCGTAGGTATTAAATTGATTGGTGAAGCAATTTTGGATGATATGTTTATGTTTATTGCTGCCAACGACATATATATCCCAATAATAAAATTCTACTTCGGTTTTAACGACTTCTCCTATCTTATTATAACTCTCTACTACTTTAGGAGTAGAGAGTACATGTAGGTTCTTGTTTTCGCGCAGCCACCTTTGAACTACCGATTGAGGTGGAACAGATAGGTATTTATAACAATGATGCAAAGTAGAAACATCTATAAGATATTTCCTTTGTAGAAACCCTTTCTCTTTCAGCAGCTTCGCTGTCTCTAATGTTACATGTTCTTCGGTCATAATTGTATAAATAATCTAAATGTTAAAACAATAGTCGTAATGATAAAGATTAATGCGAAATGTTTCCATATTTTTACAGTAGCCTCTAAACCGTGTTTCCGCTTGTCAAACTCGCTTAACGCATAATTCAAAGCCTCGTCTTTCAATCCCTTAAGCTTATCATTCAAAGCCTCGGTTATATCGTCTGCGATAACATGCTTCACCTTTTCTGACACGGATTCCGGATATCCTCTTTCCTCATAGTTCAATTCACTCAACAAATCATAATGAAATATATAAGGTATTCCATTCACTTCGTAGGAAAGTTTGATACCGCTATCTTTCACGTATTCCAAAAAACGCTTTTCCACCATTGCTTCTATTTCGCTGTCTATCATTTCAGCCTTTTTCTTTATCCGGTAAAACTCCTTTTCGTCTACAATGAGTATCTGGTTTTCCGGCTTCATTACATGTATATCCATTACTTGTTAACCCTCCCTTCATATTCTTCCAGCCATTGACGATAATATCGTGCTTTCCTTACATCTGCTATATTCTTTATCTCAGAATAGCAATCATAAAAGAACAACTTATTTATAAAATCACGGTTGTAATGTAATGCACTACTACCATCTCCACCACTCAAAAAGGCATACCCGTTTTCCCATCCGGGGTCACGACCTATGTATTTATAGGTGTAAAGTTCTCCATTCTCAGTTATTTGTGCAAGCTTGTCCCCAAACTGCAACTTTTCAAATTCTGCTTTCTGTATCATAACTTTGCTGGTTTATTGGTGAATACTATGTCTTTATCAAATTTGGCACATTGCACATAATCTCTTCCGCTTATTGCCATATATGGAACTTCTTTCTTTGGTTCGTAATGGGCGAAATGTTCTGGAAACCATTTTAAATCAATCCTATCTCGCATCATAACCAATTCCCCAATTTCAAACTTCGGTTCGGGCTTTGGCTCGTTGTATATTTCCCAATCAGTAGCAAAGATATAGTCTATACTGACACCATCAAACTTATTGTCACAATCATCATAAACAATATCCTTGTTTTTCAAATAAATATAGCCAGCAGTCCAACTCGCTCTTTTCACCTTGTACCCTTGCTTCATCGCTTCAAGGGCTTCACTAAATGTCATATTTTCTGTTTTCATAACTTTATGTTTTAGTAATTATATCAATCCAATTCTTTTTAGTCTTTTCCTAAAATTTTTCTCATTTAAGGCTTGTTCATAATAGCAATCCGGTTCAATGACTGTTTTAGAAGTGGTTACTGGTTTCATATTCAACCTTACAGATACTTCCTTAACAATTTCAGCCCTCTTTATTTCTTTCGTTTTTTGATTGAAAGAAAATAATGTATGACCCGGAACACATCTAACTTTATTCTTTAGTTTATATTCCGCTTTCTGTTTCTGTAGATATTCTATCTGTTCCTTAGATAGATTATCCTTCAATATAATAGGAGCTATATCCATATCTCTACTTTTATGTTAAATGCAATTTTTTATATAGGTGTTCTTCTCAATCATACCGTTTTCCAATTCTTCTACCAAATCAAAAAATATTGTGGCAGGACAAACATGCGCTTCTATCATTACACATATTCCATCACCGGGATAATATTCACACGAAACATCATTGTTCCAATCTATATGCTTTTGTGCTTCTTTGGCTACATTATCACAAGCAATCATATACTCTATATATTTATTAGATGCTTTTCTGATTTTATCAAATATATTACCCTTCATTTTCTGCTTCCTCTATTTATCGTTAAAATATTTTTGGTTCTTCATCGTATGGAGATTTTACTTCAATTTCAGTTGTTACTGTAACCTTATCCATGTTGTACCCGTTTGAACCAATTAGAAACTCACCGTTTTCTATAAATTCCACCCTTGTAATATGAGATTTATAGCCTCCGGTGGATATCTTTACATCTCTATCTAAATCTGGTGCAGTAAGCAATAAATGCGCTAAATCTCGTATTGTCATTTCGTTTCCTCCTCTATTTCTATGTTAGTCACTTTGCCACGATTGATAAAACCTAAACAAGGATGAACACTACATAACCATATAGAATGTCTATTTTCAAGTTCATCGCAGTAATATTTTAATGAACAATTCATACATGGGATATTTTCATTCGTTTCCATTTCATGCAGCACTCCGTCAATGATTATTCCGTTCTTTATTTCCATATCTAACAATTTTATTTTTCTTACAAAACCTTATTGAATACCTCACCGCCTTCTGTATGTCTTCGTACTCATTTATGCTATATACGTTGTATGTACGGAGTTTTTTCATAATCCTTTCTTCCATGAAAGGAAGTATCTCTTTCTCAAACATTCTTCCACTCTTTACTTCCATATCATTCTACTAATTCAAAATGAACATTGATATTGTCTAATCTCTCATTTTCAGAACAAAATCCAAAGTTTTCTTGTTTCCATCCTAAGGCTTCATAACCTTCATCGCAAATCGGTCTAAAATAGCAACCGTCACACGAAACTTTTTCATCATGTACAACTCTGACTTGATTATATCCAACTTGAATAATATCTCCAATTTTTAACTCCCTACGCTTCATAATACTCTTTATTTAATGTTATATCATTTGTATTTTTCGATTTTCTCGTCCAACTCCTGCAATCTCTTAGCTATATAGGAAGAATTGGAATTTTCGCTCCTATAAGGGCTTTTATCCGATAAGAAAAAATCTTTCTGTTTGTCGGATAAAGAATAAAATCCGTCCCAGCTATGGCAGATGGCTTCGTTGACAATGGCGCAAGCAAGAATAGGGTTTCCATCAGAGTACTTTTCCAACTTGGAATACATCATCTTTGCACCCCGTTCAGTCTTATACTGTTTCTTGATTTCGTCCTTGTAGTCAAGCCAAATGCTCCAATAATCTTTCAGTTCCTCACTGACATAGGACAAGTCGGCACGGACATCAAATTTAACCTTATTACTCTTTTTAGAACATTTTTTAACGCCATCATTATATTCTAATAAGGGATTGACATTGGCATGCTCTGCATTGTCTTCCGCTTTCTTAGATAATATGATAATATTATCTTCTTTAATTGTATTATTACTTGTATTAAGTATGTTGTCGTAAAGTGCAAGGCAGGGTTGCTCTAAAGTGCAAGGCTGAATTGTTTTTAACTGCAAGGCTGATTTGACATACCTTCTTCTGCCATCAAATGCTGTTTTAATGACATATCCTTTTTTAATCAATGATGAAAGGATTTTATTTGCTGTTGTTTCACTCACATTCAAAAGATTGGCAATATATTCATTGCTAATAAAACAGTCTTTATCCTTGGTAGTAAAGCTGTCTATCTCCAACAACAATATACGTTCATTCCAAGAAAGATTTTTATCTTCCCAAATTTCAATTGGAATCCAAATTCCTTTAGTTTGTCTTTCCATAACTTCAATGTTTAATGATATACCTTCTAAATGAAATGGTGGCGAAGTCCGAAGGTATGGAAAAGAGACTTGTCAACTGGTAGCTACTCCAGCCTATCGCCACCACAAATATAAGAATGTTTTTCAATAAATACAAAAAGCACCGAGAAAACTCCCAGTGCTTTTAGATTTGCTATACACTGGCAGGCTGCACGATTGCAGGTAAGATGTGCCAATGTAAGCTATATGTTGAATTGCTATTGAATCCTAATATCGTTTATCACCGAGCATCTTACCTCCCGATTGCAATGCAAAGAACGCTGTTATTTTTGAAACTTCCAAAAAAACAAGTCAAACTATTAACAATTATTAATCATCCAGCTCAAATAGGTTCTTTTTTATCTGCCAATACTCTTTCAATTCAGGCACGCTGATAACTCCCTTGTTGCTATTAATGTCGTACACTTGAAAGTACAGAATTGTCTTCTTGCTTTTGTTGGCATATACTTGCACGAAAAGTCCAGTAAACAACTCAAACTCACCTTGCATGAATTGTTCCGCTTTGAATGTGCCTTGTATCTTATGTCCGTCTTGGGTTATAGTACAAGTCATATCCCGGTTGAACTTCATTCTAACCAAGTTTGGCGGTGTACTTACATTGTCGTTGTGGTCTTGTACATACTGTACAGTCCATGTACCATACAAATAGTTAAGCTGGCTCTTCCAATCTGTTTGCGCCTGCATGCTTGCCATCAGTGAAAGCAAGCCAATCAATGTCATTACTAACTTCTTCATTGTTTTATCAGTTTTTCGATTATTGTTCTTAGTTCCTTCTCCCAATCCTTGTTCCCGTGCATAGGATAACTTAGCTGATGCCAATTATGGTAGTCAAATAGCTTCATCCGGCATGGGTAGTAATCAAACAGCTTCTTCTCATTGTGGAATACTCTGATATGCTTCCCTCATACTCTCCAATATTGCTTGATTTAAGTTTATAGACCGCCAAAATCTCATTAAACTTTTCCATTGGAGTAAATATACTCTTCGCCATAATTCAGTCCTCCTTTTCGGGAGTATAACCTCCCATGAGTCTATAGTTAGGTATCAGCTTGTCGATGCTCTTAATCTCAAATCGTGTATAAGTCACACAATTCGGATATATCTTACAAAGTCCGTTGATTATATACTTGTCATTGAAGTACATTTCAAGCTTCATGTGTACCTCGGATGCGGAATATTGCCTTTTGTCAATAAAGAATATCCCGTCTATTTCACTTGAAAATCCTCTGTTTGTAACTCTGAACAAGTCGCGAAGTTCTTGTATCACGTCTTGTATGCTAATCGGTTGTTTTCCCATTTTCAAATCAAATATGGTAATTATATACATGTTTACACTTGTATCTATTTGTTAATAAATTTCTTAACTGGGTTATACCCAAACCCTCTATAGGGTGGCATTGCTGCATCCCCTTTTACTTTTCTCATGATGTTGTAGGCTCCGTTTATATCTGCATTGAGTAAAATCCCGTTCTTTGTTCTGAAAAGACCTCTTTTTACTCTCTTTCCAACATAACTATCATGATGTTTTATCTCCTCTAAATCTAAAGAACTGCATTTCGACGTGTGAGATTCGTTTATTTCAACAAATCTTAGTCCTTGTCTTTCAGATTTATACCTTAACATTGATATGAACGTCTCAAACGGAATTGAAACAAAATTCTGATTGTTTCTTTTACTCATATTCACTTCCTGTTTCCATCCGTCATTATGTCCCACTATCAATGTCGTTATGTTGTCTTCCAGGCACATGCCTACAATTTCCTTGCTTGCCTTATGCAAATAATCCTTGACCTTATTGTTTCTCTTTCTTGTAAGGTTCATTAACCGTCTCGAATTTTCCTTTCCATTTGTTTTCTTTAATTGTGATTGAACTTTAGCTTTTTTCTTGTTATAATACTGATTGACAGACTTTAATTTCTTTCCATCTATCAAAACAGCCTTATTGCTCGTATTCGTTACAATAGAAGCAAAGTTGTTAACCCCCAAATCAATAGACATATATCTATTGTTATCTGGTAACTGTTCCTTTACCTCCGATTCATACACCAATTCTATTACATAACAGTCTGCTTTCGGAACAAATCTGACTTGCTTAACCGTTCCTTCCTTACATCTGGTTTTCAATGGTTGCAAACCTTCTTTCTTTGGAAAGTAAATATATTCTCCTCTATGCTTAAATTGTGCATAAGAATAAGAAAATATATTTCTTCCTTTTGTTTTATGCTTGTATTTCGGGAATTTAGGACATCCAGTAAATTTCTTGTTATCCCTTTTCCATGCTTTAATGGCTGAAAAATAAGATTTCAGATTTCTATCCAAAGCCATAAGTATTTGCTGGGAAGAAGAACCGCTCATAGCCCTAAAATCAACATTGTTTTCTGCAACCATCTTTTTGTTAAGCTCCACAGACCTTATCCATTTCCCGGAAACAAGAAATTCTTGCTTTATGATATACAAAGCCGCGTTATACAAGTTCTTAGATAAGAAACAAATCCGGTCTAAATCCTTGTACCTCTTGTCATTGACTGTTATTATATGTTGCTCCGTTAAATACATATCGCAAATATAAATAGAATATTTTAAATTTCCTATTTATTTATATAATTTTTAGTGCAAAGTTCTATATAGTTACCTCAAATATTTATTATTGCTACTGTTAATGCTATGAAGATTATTGCTATTATTGCAGCACTTGTCAAGCATCCTTTTTCGTATTCATCCTCATTTTGAGGAGTATTTTCATTATACCAATCCAATATATGTTTCATACCTCAACTTTTACATAGCTATTCTCCTTTCAGCTTTTTAACCAATACATCAGCCATACTTACGCTCATGTCAGCTATGGCTATTATTGATTTGTTCTCATATTGTGGATTATTTAAAAGTGTTTGCATTGTTGCTATTGCAGCATTTATCCTAACCTCTTCCCAATCCCGTTCTTTTGCTTCTTCCTTCACTTCATCAAGAAGAATAAGTTCACCACCTAAGAAGGACTGACTGCCATCCTCTGTTACGTAAATGTTGGTATATTCCTCAGCCTTTATTACGTCAATTGTTTCTTTGGTTGCTATTAATATTGCTTTCATCTCTTTATAGTTTTAGTTTACAATTCACTGCCTGCTATTACTGTTTCATTTGACAAGTCAGCCCGTTCTATTACTGATACAATTTTAGAATCTCTATAGGAACGGAAATGATTCTTTACTACACGATATCTTAATTTGACCCTATCCCCAACTTTTGGTGCAGTTGTCATATTGAAAGCACCGCTTAGCATCTCAAAGGCGTGCCATTTATTCAAATACGAAAACCTTTCACTTGCCCCCAACTCTTCGGAATCTATTTTAAATTTCCACTTGGCAAACCTATTATATCGCCTCAGAATCTCAACTACAGTTCCTTCCCAATAATAATACTTGGGCTTTTCTCTAATCGCTTTCATACGCGCGATATTTACCCCTCTTTTTAGTTCAGCCTTAAGTTGCTCATTGGAGTAATTGGAAAGCTCTAATTCGTCTTGTATGGAATGGATTACAACGTCTACTATAGCATCCTTCCTATTGGCAAATACAGAAAGTAGCTTTTGCCTTACTTCTTCTTTGCTTTCATATACGATTTCGTCTATCTGCATCTTTACATTAAAGACGTTACCCTTTTGTGTTATTAGGGCAATTTGAAGTATTCTCATATCCTTTTAGTTTATAGGTTATTATATTCTTTGTATTTAGAAATTGAATTGAACGTAGCTTGTACGCGGCTACTAATATACTGATAAAAATTAGCATTCGTAAAATCAATGCCGATAAACAATTTATTATTGTTCCTATTGGCTTCCTGCATGAGTTCCTTTATTTCCGCTTTGTGATACTGGGTGAGAACAAAACTTGTACGGTATTTAGTCCAGTTTAAGAAGAATAGTTCTTCATCCGTAGAATTTTCATTCAGTATAGGTATAACTTTTCGTAGGATTCTGCAAAAGCAAGCGAATTCAGCACTTTCTACTACTTTTCTGTTTCGCGTTCTTGCACTTGCTATACTTGCTTGCTTCTTACTTTCTTCGTCAATTCGATAGTTACTATTAGCTGTGCCAGATAATATGCCACGTGCCTTGTTTGCTGCCAAAGCATCTTTAGTTCGTTTGCTAATTAGTTCGCGTTCGTACTGTGCCACGGATGCAAAGATACCTAATACCATAGTATTGACTACTGGGAGGTCACAAAAATATATCTCTATTCCAGTGTTGACTACATGGAAAACGAACTCGGCGTCTCTTGAAAGCCTATCAAGTTTAGCTACTACAAGGGTGCATCTATTAGCTTTGCAATACTCTATAGCTTTCCACAATTCCACACGGGAACAGTCTTTTCCCGAAGCCACATCTACAAATTTAGCGCAAATAATTCCACCTTTGCTATTAATATAGTCTATACAAGTCTTTTCTTGGGCTGACAACCCTAAACCGCTATCACCTTGTTTATTCGTTGATACACGAAGGTAGTAAACATATTTATCCATCTTATTACTAACTGATTATTATTATTACAGACAAAGCTATTCCGGCTATAAGCCAACTGATAACATCACTACTATATTTGAAGTTAGGACGTAGTATGATGGCAAATAAAGCCACAATATCCCACACCAATAGTAGAAGCATGAACTTTCCCATTATCTGCCTAATTTAATGAGTTCTCCAGACAACAAACAGCCAATAAATCCGATAATTATTATTAATGCCATAGTTTTTAATATTTAGAAGTTATACAAATTGTTTTTCTATGTAAACACACCCTATTCCCTTGCTCTTGTTAAACTGGCTGTTTTTAAGGTCAATATTAGGCTTTATAAAGTCTTTTATGTTATCCACTAAAGAAATATATTTAGATGCGTTCGCCTTTATCTTAAGAGCCTTATACATTTCCTCGCACAGTTCCATATACTTTTTGAACTCTTTTTTATTGAAACGGACAACTATTTTTCCGTGTGTTTCAATAAATTTGTTGTGCCCTACATAAAACTTTCTTTCATCATTGCAATGCACCAATTTATCACCTACGTATAGATACGTTCTTTGTCCCATGCTGTATTTACTATCTACTGATATGCTATTAAAGTAAACCGCTTGTTTCTTTGGAATGCCTACATACACAATGTTTTCCAGAAGTTCCATGTTTGCTTTTGCCTTCTCAAAGTCTTCTTCAAAATTTTTATAAGTTTTCATATACTACTTTATTGTTATATTAT